TGGGTCCTCTCCATCTACTGTCAAAACAGATAAACTAGCTGATCCAAATAAAGCATCTACTGCTCCAAAAACCAAATCTTCAAAATTAAAAATAACTAATCCAAAATCTAATTCAACTAAATTAGCTGACTTAATACCAAGTGATATATCATCAGGTATGGAATCTGATGAAGAAGAAATGAATAATCAAGCTATAAAAGCTGCTAAAGGTAATAAAAGATTAGGTACTAAAATTGAGAGATTAGCTCAAGTAACTAAAAAAATGAAATCTTTAGCCAAAGAATACCAAGAGGTTAAAGGTACACCTGCAGAAGCAAATATTATAGCTCAATTAAAAGATTTAACAGCTGAGAAAAAAGCATTAGAGAAAAAAACAACTCCAAGACAAATGAGTGCTGCTGATTTAATGAGTGGGGAAGACCTGTAATAAAATAAAAAATAAGTTATGCCCAAAAATACTCAACTCCCATTAAAGGAGATTATTAAACAAGAATGGCTTAGATGTGCCCAAGATCCAGTTTACTGGATGAAGAAATATTATTGGATCCAACACCCTCAAAAAGGTAGAATCCAATTTAACCTTTATATATTCCAAGAAAAAGTATTAATACAACTTCAAAAGAATGAATATACAATTATCAATAAATCCCGACAGTTAGGTATTTCAACTCTAGCATCAGCTTATTCTTTATGGTTGATGTTATTCCAGAAGGATAAAAACGTTCTATGTATCGCTACTAAACAAGAAACAGCGAAAAATATGGTTACCAAGGTTAGGTTCGCATATGATGCGCTTCCTAAATGGATGCAGATTAAAACGGTGGAACATAATAAATTATCACTACGTTTAGCTAACGGATCACAAATTAAAGCAGTAGGGGCAACAGCAGATGCAGGTAGATCAGAAGCTGTTTCATTCCTTATTATTGATGAAGCTGCTTTTATTGAAGGTATAGATGAGATTTTTGCATCAGCACAACAAACTTTAGCTACTGGAGGTCAATGTTTGGCCTTATCCACCCCTTATGGTACCGGTAACTGGTTCCATAAATCCTTTACTAAAGCTCAAGCCAAAGAAAATAAATTTGTCCCCTTATCCTTACCATGGACTGTTCACCCAGAACGAGACCAAGTATGGAGAGATGATCAAGATGAAATCTTAGGAATAAGACACGCCGCTCAAGAATGTGATTGTGATTTTAGTACATCAGGGGATACTGTTATTGAACCTGATATGCTTAATTTTTATGAAGATTCTTTTACTTCAGATCCTATGGAAAGAAGAGGAGTAGATGGGTCTCTATGGATATGGGAAACACCAGATTATACCAAATCTTATCTGGTGGTAGCTGACGTTGCTAGAGGTGATGGAACTGACTATTCTGCTTTTCATATTTTAGATATAGAAGCTGCTAAACAAGTAGCTGAATATAAAGCTCAAATCCCAACCAAAGATTTTGCAAATATTTTATTTTCAATATCTACTGAATATTGTGATGCTTTATTAGTTGTAGAAAACGCTAATATAGGTTGGAGTGTAATTGAACAATTAATTGAAAGGGGATATAGAAATCTATATTATTCCTCTAAAGCAGATACTACATTAGGAGCCAGTGAAAACCAAATGGCTAGAATGGAAAATGGTCAAGGTATGGTACCTGGATTTACAACTTCCATGAAAACCCGACCTTTATGTATATCAAAACTAGTATCATATATACATGAAAAATCAGTTATAATCCAGTCAAAAAGGTTAATGAGTGAGTTAAGAGTATTTGTTTGGAAAAATGGTAAAGCCCAGTCCCAATCAGGTTATAATGATGATTTAGTAATGGCATTTGCAATAACTTTATTTTTACGAGATACCGCTTTAAGAAATAGACAACAAGGAATTGAACTTACAAGAGCTACCTTAGGAAACTTTGGGGTAGTTACCCAAACAGCCCCAGGAGCTTATTCGGCAAACTCATTCACTCAAAATCCATATCAAATGGATGATGGGCGTGGGGGGACTGAAGATATATCATGGCTGCTTAGATAATTTAATATTTATATAAAATACAATTTACATTATGGTAGATACCTCATTATTTGGTAGATTAAAGAGAATTTTTTCTACTGACGTTATTATAAGAAACGTTGGTGGTAATCAGTTAAAAGTAATGGATACAGATCGTATTCAACAACTTGGTACTTTACAGACAAACTCTTTATTTGACAGATATAATAAAATATATACCACAACTGGTGGTTTAAATTTTAATTATAATAGTGATACTTCTTATCCTACCCAAAGAGTACAATTATATGCTGATTATGAAATGATGGATCAAGATTCAATTATTGCTTCCACATTAGATATATTAGCTGATGAAACTTGTTTAAGAAATGATTTAGGAGAAGTATTACAAATACGTTCTTCTGATGAAACAATACAAAAAATACTATATAATTTATTTTATGATGTACTAAATATTGAATTCAACCTATGGTCATGGGCTCGTAATATGTGTAAGTATGGAGATTTTTACTTAAAACTAGAAATATCAGAACAATTTGGAATCTATAATGTGATACCATTTTCATCTTATTCCATTATCAGAATAGAAGGAAATAATCCAGCAAAACCACAAGAAGTAAAATTTAAATATGATCCTTCTTTCTCAACTTCAACTTCACCATTGGGATTCCAACAAATGTCTCAAATGACTATAAATAGAGATGACCAAATTGAGTTTGATAATTTTGAAATGGCTCACTTTAGATTATTATCTGACTTTAATTATCTACCATATGGTAGATCTTATATAGAACCAGGTCGTAAAATCTTCAAACAATTAACTTTAATGGAAGATGCGATGTTAATACATCGTATTGTTAGAGCTCCTGAAAAACGTACATTTTTTGTTAATGTTGGTAATATTCCACCTAATGAGGTTGAAAATTACATGCAACGTACCATGAACAAAATGAAAAAAACACCTTATATGGACCCTCAAACTGGTCAATATAATTTGAAATATAACATGCAAAATATATTAGAGGATTTTTATATTCCTGTAAGAGGTGGTGATGCAACAACTCGTATTGAAACTACCAAAGGTTTGGATTATGCAGCCATTGAGGATATTAATTATTTAAAAGATAAATTATTTGCCGCTCTTAAAGTACCTAAAGCTTATTTTGGATATGAAAAAGATTTAACAGGTAAAGCAACATTAGCAGCAGAAGATATTAGATTTGCTCGTACAGTAGAGAGAATACAAAAGATATTAACATCAGAGTTAACAAAAATTGCTTTAGTTCATTTATATGCCCAAGGGTACGATGGAGAATCATTAACTAATTTTGAATTATCTTTAACTACTCCTTCTATAATTTATGAACAAGAAAAAATAGCATTATTAAAGGAAAAAACTCAATTAGCTACTGATTTAATCCAAAATAAAATTGTTTCATCTGATTGGGTTTATGACAACATATTCCAATTTAGTGAAGACCAATATGATGAACATAGAGAATTAATGATTGAAGATGCTAAACGTAAATTCAGAATTGATCAAATTGAAACCGAAGGAAATGATCCAGCAAAAACAGGAGTAGCTTATGGTACACCACATTCCTTAGCTTCAATTTATGGACCAGGTAGATATGAAGCAGGAGATGTTCCTAAAGGATATAATGAGAAAAAAGACACCTATCCTGATCAAGTATTAGGTAGACCAAAAGAAAAAGCATCAACTTATAACACACAAGATAGCCCATTAGGTAGAGATAGATTAGGTACTAAAGAAATGGGTGGTGCTGGTGAAGAACCTAAAGGGTTTAAAACTGCATATAAAGGTGGTTCTCCATTAGCTTTAGAAAATGCAAATACTCAAACTGCTTACCATCAAATACAAAATTCATTAAAAGGTATGTTCCCTCAACGTAAAGTAAAATTATATGAAGAAAGTGATTTATTAAATGAGGACAATCTTTTAAAGGAAGATATGTAAGATTAATATTTATAATCAATAATAACTATTTACCATACTAAATGGCACAAATAAAGCATAATAAGTATAAAAATACCGGGATATTGTTTGAACTTCTTGTGAGAAAAATAACTGCTGACACTATATCTAACCATGATTCTAAAGCTGTTAATTTAATCAAGAAATTCTTTGTTAATAGTGAATTAGCTAAAGAAAACAAAATATACCAGACTATATCTAAAGCTCATAATATTAGTGAAGCTAAAGCTGAAACAATTATTTCTACATTATTAGAAATAAATAAAACTTTAGATAAAAATCAATTAGCAAAAGAAAAATATAATTTAATTAAAGAGATTAAAAATAATTTTGATTTAGATGATTTTTTTAAAGCCAAAATTTCTAATTATAAATTACTTTCTGCTACTTATACTTTATTAGAAGCTAATTCTTCTCCTGTTAAAAATTTAGAAATTATTATTAATTCTAAATTAAACATTATAGAAAATGTTACTTTACCTACTACACAAACTGATTCATCTCCAATGATAAATGAGTTTCAAGATTTAGATAAAGGTACCAGATCTTTAGTTTATAAATTAATGTTAGAGAAGTTTAATACTAAGTTTGATAACTTATCAAATGAACAAAAAAAAGTATTAAAAGAATATATTGTTAATATTACAGATACCACTAAATTAAAATCCTTTGTTAATACCAGTTTTATTTCACTTAAGGAATCTTTGTTAAAAATTCTACCTAAAATAGAAGATGCTACAATAAAAATTAAAATTAATGAAACCATTAACTTAATAGAACCAGTATTGGAATCTAAAAAATTAAAGGATGAGCATATAATATCATTACTACAATATCAAGAATTGCATGATGAATTAAATAAAATTCATAATGGAAAAAAATAAATTAAAAGAATTAGTCAAACAAGTAATGTTTGAATATTTGGAGGAAATGTCTACATCTGGGGCTGCTGGAGGTTATTTAACAAAATATGCTTTCAAATCCAAAAATTTAAATGAAGCCAGATATAGTACTTTTAAAAAAGAAGTAAAAACAAGAACACCTCAACAACAATTACATGAAGGAGTTAAAGCAATTCAACGTAGATTAGATGAAATTAATAGGTTAGTTGAATTTACCACTAGAATGAAAGATGAGTTAAAAGAAAATAATGAAGGGATTATATATTTAGAACGTACTTGTAAATCATTAAATAAAATAAACGAAAAAATTCAAGAAATTAATACTAAAATTAATAACTTAACAGAATAATGGCAGCTAAAATTAAATCCGCTTCATCAGTTGTAAAAATAGACAAACCTAAAATTTCTAGAACTGGTATTCACGCCAAAAATAAAACATCCAATTTAAAAAGTTCTAAAAATTATAAAAAAATATATAAAGGACAAGGAAAATAATATATCATGACAATACAAAATTTATATACTCAATATTTAGATGGTAAAATTACCAAACAAAAATTTCTTTATGAAGTTCGTAGAGACCAAAATTTAGATATGGTATCATCTAGTAATTCATTTGATGATGCTGTCAAGATATTAAAAAATAAATCAATCATCTCAGAAAAAGCTCATAAAGAAGCTAAAGAAGCTAAAAAAGCTGAAGGTAAACAAGAAGTAGATATTATAGCTAAAACCATTGATATGGTTAACCCCTATGAGTATACTAGAGGTATGAATTATGAATTAGAAATCATGGATATACCTGCAACTTCAGGAGATTTATCTGAAGATAACATACTTAAAGCCCAGAAAAAAGTATTAACCAATTTAACTAAAAATTCACAATATTATTGTGAAAAAATGCATGGTAAAAGTGAAGTGGGTCATGAATGGATTGAAGCTACCAAAAAAGAAATTGATAAAATTGGTAAAGGTAAGAAAAATATAATAAGAGAAGGAACATCCTCTAGACCAGGTTACAATGCAGATGGTACTCCAAAATCTAATGATGAAATGAGTGATGATGAAAGAGAAGAATTTTATAATGATTCAAGCTTCTTAGATGAGCATGGCCAATATGCTGATAGAGTAGCAGATGTTAATGCTGATTCATCTCCATTAAAAGAAGATAAAATATCTACAAGAGAGATAGCTCAAGCTCTAATTCCCCTGGCCTTTAATAAAGGAGAAATAAAACAGTATATGATATCTTTATCTAAATCAGGTGATGAGTTTGATACAGTAGAAGATTATATTGAAGATTTTCAAAATTATGTAGCTGATAAATCACTAGAAGAGCATGGTCAATATGCTGATAGAGTAGCAGATGTTAATGCTGATTCATCTCCATTAAAAGAAAAACAAGAAGCCATTTATAAAAAATATGCTGAGTCTACAGGTATTCCAATGGAAAATCTTATGTCAATGGTTAAAGAAGCTAAAGCTAAAATGAAAGAAGGTACTACTTATGCTGGTAAAGACGCGGTGGATGATGCTCAAAAAGATCCAAAATTTAGTTCTTTATCAGGTGTTGGTAAAACTGATGCTATAAATAAATTAAAACAAGGTAATACTGTAACTATCGGATAATATGAGCAAATCATTATTAATAGAATATTCAATTTTTACCCCTAAAACTACTCAATTAACTGAGGGAGTTAAAGGGGCTAAAAATTTGCTTGTTGAAGGTGTAGTTCAAAGAGCTGAAGCTAAAAACCAAAATGGTAGAGTTTATCCTAAACAAATTTTGGAAAATGAAGTTAAAAAGTATATAGAAACCTCTATAGCAGAAAACAGAGCATTAGGGGAATTAGACCACCCTGAATCCACAATAATTAATTTAAAAAATGTATCACATAACATTAAATCCTTATGGTGGGAGGGTGATGACTTAATGGGTAAAATAGAAATATTACCAACACCATCAGGTAATATATTAAGAGAATTATTTGCTAATAATATTACAGTGGGTATTTCATCTCGTGGTATGGGTTCAGTGCAACCCTTAGGAGAAGGTACAGTAGAAGTACAAGATGATTTTGAACTTCTTTGTTGGGATTTTGTAAGTACTCCAAGTACTCAAGGAGCCTTCATGAAACCTACAGGTTTAAATGAAAATTTTAACCCACAATTAAACCAAAACCAATACTCAAAAGTAAACTCAATAATATCAGACATTATTTGTACTCAATCTGGTATATGTTGTATAAGATAATAAATAAATAAATAAATAAAATTAAGCGCTTCCTAAAAAGAAGCGCTTTTTTGCTTCTCCTTATATATTTATCGACATCCCTGATAGATTATCCTAATATAATCTCCCTCATAAAACAAATTCCTATATTACTTCTTAATAAGTAATCAAAAATCAAATCAATTATTATGTCAAACAAAACTAAAATCTTTAATGAGGCTATCGCTGAAGCTAAAGCAATTAGAGAAACAGCTATGGCTAACGCCAAATTAGCTCTTGAGGAAGCTTTTGCCCCTCGTATTCAAGAAATGATGTCAGATAAACTAGAGGCATTATCCGAAGAAGACGAAATGGAAGAAGGTTATCATCAAGAAGAAACTAAAAATGAAGAAATTTCTTTAGAAGAACTTCTATCAGAACTTGAAGACCTAGAAGAAGGTACAGAAGAAATGGAAGAAGGTACAGAAGAAATGGAAGAAGGTAAACACAAAGAAATGGAAGAAGGTAAAGAAGAAATGGAAGAAACTACAATCGCCGAAGTAGAAGCAGATGATGAAGTGGGTAGTATCTCAGTTGATGAACTGAAAGATATTATTCGTGATATACTAGCTGATGTTATGGGTGGTGAAGAAGAAATGGGTGAAGAAGAAATGGGTGAAGAAGAAGTTGAAGGCGACGAAGAAATGAGTGCTGAAGACAATTTAGAACTTGAAGAAATCTTAGCTGAAATCTCTTCTTTGGATGAAATGGGAGGATCAACAATGAGAGAACCATCAGATTCTGCCGCAGCAGGTTTAGATGCTATCATTTCAGGCTTAAAAAAGTTAATTGTTAAAGGTGGACCTATAGCAGCTAAAGCTAAAGCAGCTCTAGCAGACTTAGGATCAGCGGCTGGCTCTGCTATAAGAAATGAAAGCGAAGCTAAAGAATTACAAGAAGCAATGAGTACTATTACCATCTTACGTTCTGAATTAAATGAAGTTAATTTATTAAATGCTAAATTACTTTATGTTAATAAATTATTTAAAGCTAAAAACTTAAACGAAGCTCAAAAAGTTAAAGTTATTAATGCTTTTGATAGAGCTGAAACAGTAAGAGAAGCTAAAAATGTATTTGATACATTAAATGAGTCTTTGAATACTGAAAAAGTTAAATCACAAATTAAGGAATCATTATCATTTGCTTCTAAAGCTGCTGGTGTAGCTGATAGACAACCTATTATGGAAGGAAATGATTTTGTAAATAGAATGCAAAAACTTGCAGGAATTATCTAAAAAATTAAATTAAAACTTAAAAAAAAATTAAACAATGTCAAACTTAGTAAATCAATTACTTGAAACCGCAAACCCATATACGTCTTTGCAAAAAGACTCAGTTAGATTAGCTGCAAAATGGGGCAAATCAGGTTTGTTAGAAGGAATTTCTAATGAAACCGATAAAACAAACATGGCTATCATTTTAGAGAACCAAGCAAAACAATTAGTAGTAGAAGCAAACCAAACTGGTGGTTCTGCAACTTTTACTCCTGGTACAGGTGAGCAGTACGCTGCTGTAGCTTTACCATTAGTACGTAAAGTATTCGGTCAAATCGCTGCTAAAGAATTTGTTTCTGTTCAACCAATGAGCCTACCAGCTGGATTAGTATTCTTCTTGGATTTCCAATATGGTGATACTAAAAGACCATTCGCTGATGGTGATTCATTCTATGGTAAGGCTTCTGCAAACTTTGGTAATGAAGCTGCAGGTGGTTTATATGGTGCTGGTAGATTTGGTTATTCAATCAACCAATTCTCAGCTTCAAATACTACAATAGCTTCCGGATCAGGTATAGCTCCAACAGTTACATTTGCTGATGTAAACTATACTGCTGAATTATCAGCTTCTATGTTAGCAAATGAAATTATCAAAGTTACTATCCCTGTAGCTACAATAGCTGATTATGATGTAAATGGAGTTAGAGCATTCACTGCTGAATCTGGATCAGGATTTACAGCTTCTAAACTATTATCTGCTTTCACAAAAGTGAATGGAGTTAATATTGAATTCTTCTATACAGGATCTGCTAGTGATATTAAAACTGGTAATAGTACATTTGCTGTTTTCTACAACAAAGCTACATCAGATGCTAACAGAGGTGATTTTGAAGATGGAAACGCATATGCTGTACCAAATGCTGCTAGTAGTACTTCAATCTCTATACCAGAAGTAGATGTTAAAATGAGATCAGAAGCTATTGTTGCTAAAACAAGAAAATTAAAAGCACAATGGACTCCAGAATTTTCTCAAGACCTTAATGCTTTCCATTCATTGGATGCTGAAGCAGAATTAACTTCTATCTTATCAGAATATATCTCATTAGAAGTTGATTTGGAGATCTTGGATATGCTAATCCAAAATGTACCAACTAACCAAGTTGAAGTATGGTCTGCAAAAGTAGGTGACTCTTTTGTAAATGGTGCTAGACAATCCAACACATCAGGTGTTTACTACACTCAAATGTCTTGGTTCCAAACTTTGGGAATTAAATTACAAAAAATCTCTAACTTAATTCACCAAAGAACTTTAAGAGGTGGTGCTAACTTCTTGGTAGTGTCTCCAACTGTAGCTACAATCTTAGAATCAATTCCAGGATTTGCAGCAGATACTGATGGTGATGTAGCAAAAGCTTCATACGCTTTCGGTGTACAGAAAATTGGTGCTTTAAACTCTCGTTATAAAGTATACAAAAATCCTTACATGACTGAAAATGTTATTTTAATGGGATTCAGAGGTAACCAATTCTTAGAATCAGGTGCTGTTTATGCTCCATATGTTCCACTTATCATGACTCCATTAGTAATGGATCCAGATACCTTCACTCCACGTAAAGGGATAATGACAAGATATGCTAAGAAAATGGTGAGACCAGAATTTTATGGTAAAGTATTAGTAGCTGATACTAACATTATCTAAGAATATCTTAAATAAATTGAAAAATGCCTAGCGAAAGCTAGGCTTTTTTTTTATATTTATTATAAACCAATAAACGTTTTAATTATGACTTCAAACCATCACACTGATGAAGTCTTCACTCAAAAGAGAAGACCTAAAAATCCTATAAAATTTAATTTAGTTTTAAATGAAGAACAAAAAAAAGCAAAATCACTTATTGTAGACAATCCTGTAGTGATTCTGAAGGGAATGGCTGGATCAGGAAAAACTCTAGTGGCGGTACAAGCAGCATTAGATATGCTATTCTCTAGAGAAATAGATAAAATCATTATCACAAGACCAACTGTAGCTAAAGAAGAATTAGGTTTTCTACCAGGTGATTTAAAAGAAAAAATGGATCCATGGTTAGCACCTATTTATCATAATTTATATATGTTATATAATAAAGAAAAAGTAGATAAAGAACTAGAGCGGGGGAATATTGAAATTGTACCCTTTGCTTTTATGAGAGGTAGAACATTTATAAATTCTTTTGTAATTGTAGATGAAGCACAAAATGTTACTCATACTCAAATGGAAACTGTTTTGGGAAGATTGGGTAAAGGATCTAAAATGGTTATTTGTGGGGATTTAGCCCAAATAGATTTAAAAATAAAAAAAGAAACTGGATTTTCTTTCTTAACAAGAGTAGAAGAACAAGTATCAGGATTTAAAATATTTGCCTTAAAACAAAACCATAGACATGAAATTGTATCCCCTATATTAAAAGTATACCAGGATTTTAGAGATTAACAAATTTTATATATTTATACCAAAATAAAACATGGCCAATTCACAAATATGGGCTGGAACAGCCACTTTTACATCTGGGTCTTCAACACCTTTTGGTTTTTATGATTCAGAATCTGAATTTAGATTAGATGCTGTAAAAGTAGCAAAATTCTGCGCACAAAGGTTAGGTTACCCTTCAATGGATATTGAAATGGGTGGTGATCAATTTTTCGCATGTTTTGAATCAGCTGTAACCACTTATGGAAATGAACTTTATTTATATCAAATTAGAAATAATTTCTTATCTTTAGAGTCTAATTCAACAGGATCTTCTTTAAATAATACTGTTATTAAACCCTCATTAGGTAATTTAATCAGATTAGCTCAAGATTACGGAAATGAAGCTGGAGTAGGTGGTACAACAACATGGTATACTGGTTCTATTGATATGACTGCTGGAATTCAAGATTATGATTTAACTACATGGTCAGAAGCATCTGCTTCGTTAGATCCTGGTGATTCAATTGAGATAAAAACAGTATTTTATGAAAATACTCCTGCAATTGTAAGATATTTTGATCCTTATGCTGGTACAGGATATGGGTCACAACAGTTATTAGATGCTTTTGGTTTTGGTAATTCATCACCTGCTATTAACTTTATGTTAATGCCTTTAAATTATGATATAGGAGTAATGCAAGCAATTGAATTAAATGATCAAATAAGAAGATCAGCTTACTCTTTTCAGATTATAAATAATAAATTAAAAATATTCCCTGTACCAACACAAAATAAAACTTTAAAAATAGAATATATTAAAGTATCTGAAAGAAATAGTGTAATACCAACAAGTGGTTCAGGAGCAGGAAATAATTTAATTACAGATATTTCAAATGTTCCTTATGAAAACCCTACATACACTCATATTAATGCCCCAGGTAGATATTGGGTATTTGAATATACACTAGCTCTAGCAGCTGAAAGTTTAGCATTTATTAGAGGTAAATATGGTTCAGTTCCAATTCCAGGTGCTGAAGTATCTTTAAATCAAGCTGATTTGTTAACTAAATCTAGAGATTTACAAACTGCTTTAATTGATAAATTAAGACAAGATTTAGATGAAGCTTCACGTAGATCCCAACTTCAAAGAAAATCTGAAGAAAATGAGTATATGCAAAAAACCTTAGGTCAAGTACCTTTAAATATTTTTATAGGATAATATGGCATATTTTGGAAGATCACGAGATGTTAGTATGTTCTCTAATATTAATAATGAATTATTAGGACAAGTAATAGAACAAAAAATAGGGTATTATCAAGTGGTACTTGATGAAACTCCCTCTAATATCTATGGAGAAAATCAAAATAAAACTTTTAGAGGCCCTGTATTAATAAATTGTTTATTAGAAAGAGGAGCATATGAATCTTTAAATGATGATTTTGGAGTAGATATTAATAGACCCTTAACAGTCAGATTTTTTAGACCTCACTTAATTTCAGCTAATGTAGTACCTAATATAGGTGATATTATACTTTGGAATGAAGATTATTATGAAATTGATAATGTAGATGAAAATCAATTAGTAGTTGGTAAAGACCCTAATTACGCTTATAGTAATAGCAATGGAGTACCAGATTCAGGAACAAGTTTATCAATAATAGTAACATGCCATTATACTCGCCCAGAACGTATTGGTTTAAGAGACGATAGATTATGATAAAATTAAAAAATATAATAAATGAAATAACTCCAAGAACTAGTTTCTCAACTAGCCAACAAGAGACTGATCCTGAAACCGGTAAAATTACTTGGAATGTTAAATATCATCCTGCTAAAGAATTAGAAAAAGGATTAATTAATGTTCAAGAACAAATGGAACTTTTAATAAAACAAAATCCTAAAGATTTAAAATTAATTGAACTTTATAATCTATATCGTAAATATAAAAAATCATTAAATACTTATTTAAATAAACAATATCCTAAAAAATAAATGGATTTTAAACCACGCCCAATAAATAAAAGAGAATTCTTAGCTACTCTTTCAGAACCTTATCAACATCCTGAAAGAGAGATACAACCATACTCTAATCCTAATGAAATTTATTCATCAGAAGTAAAACCTGGGCAACCTGAATTTAATAGGGCTTTAGAAACATCATTAAAGAATGATAATACTAAAACTATTAATATTGGTTTAGAGGATCATGATAATACTATACTGTATTACTTAGAAAACGTGATAAAACCAACGGTTATCCAGAATAACAGACAAGTTGTTGTACCTGTTATATATGGTTCTCCTGAGCGTTGGAAATCGGTTCAAGCTGATGGATTTTATCGTGATAAAAATGGTAAAATAATGACCCCATTAATTATGCTTAAACGTGAATCTTTTGAAAAAAATAGAACTATAGGTAATAAATTAGATGGTAATAAAGTTCATAATGTTCAATACTTTGAAAAAGGATATTCTAGTAAAAATAATTATGATAATTTTAATGTATTAAGAGATCAAAAACCACAAAAAGAATACATCTTAGGTATAATACCTGATTATATAACTATTAACTATAAATTATCAGTATTCACAGATTATACAAATCAAATGAATAAGATAATAGAATCATTAGAATTTGCATCAGATTCATATTGGGGTGATCCTGAAAGATTTTTATTTAGAGCTGCAATAACTTCTTTTCCTACTCCTGTATTATTAGAAAAGGGATCTGATAGAGCTAATAAAAGTGAATTAAATCTAGTAGTACAAGGATATATCATACCTGATACTATTAATGTGAATCAAGCAGGCCCTAATCCAAAATCTTATAATGTGACAAAAACGTCATTTACTGAAAAAATTGTGTAGTTATTTAATCTAATTTATTATTTTTAATATTTATTAGAGAAATAGTATATATTTTTATAAAATTAAAATTTAATGAGTCAATTAATTAGTACAAGCAGCATAGCCAGTGGTAGTATTATATACCCTGAACATGTTTTAAGATCTATTTTAGCTTTAAGAGGAGAAACTAATAATAAATTTATATTATCTGGATCATTAATAGTTTCAGCTTCTAGTATAAAGTTCCCTAATCTTATCCAAAATAATAATATTGGTAATTTATTAGCATTTAACACATCCTCAGGAGATTTATATTTTGTAACAGGTGGTTTAATAGGACCACCAGGACCCTCAGGTTCATCAGGACCATCAGGACCCTCAGGTTCAGCTGGATCATCAGGTGAAGATGGTAATGGTATAACTAGTGTTATTAATAATGGAGATGGCACTTTAACTTTTGTATTTACTAATAATACCACATTTACAACTCCTGATTTAGCAGGACCTTCTGGCTCTCAAGGTCCCGTGGGCCCTTCAGGTGAAGATATAGTTGGGGGTATTAATGTTACTAATAGTCAAATTAGATATGTAGCATATCTAGGTGGTAGTTCTGATAGAGTAGAAATATTATCTACAGCTGATACTTTTACTAGAAAATCATGGGTAAGATCAGGTACTAATGTTAATATTTCTTCTCCTACTCATAGTTTATCTAATGGGGATTATGTTGTAATTAGAAATATAAATCAAGATTATATTTATAGTCCTATAAATGTAATAGATGGGGATACTTTTTCAATAACAGTCAATAATACAGGAGATACAACAGGTAATTTAGCATCATACACACCAGCTTTTAAAGTAACAAGTTTTACTCAAGCTAGTATAACAATTAATTCTCCTTCTTCAGGTAAAGCTCAATTAAATTCTATGAATATAGCCACTGGAATAAAAACAACATCAACTTTTGAAATAATCATGCCTTTATCTATAAACAATGGGGCTGGAGATAATAGTAGTTCAATAACTCAAAATCCTCCAATAATACAAGCATATAGATTAAGTAATGGAACTATTATAGGTTCAACAGCTTTATCTTTAAATACTTCTACTAATTTTAATAAATTTCAAATAGTAGGCTTAGCTTCATTAGTTAATAATTTAATTAGACTTACATTCTAAAAAATATTATGTTATAAATGGCGTATGCAAATCAACAATTTTTTGGAGCTATAACAGCTGAAAGTATTATTAAAGAAAATCTTGTAATTCTAACAGGTGATACTATTTCTGGCTCCAATATTATAACTAATATTTCTCCTTTATCTAGTTATGATACTTCACTTTTAAGGGTATCTCAATCTATATTTTCTATTTCTAATAGCATAACTCCTTCAGCTTATATAACTAATATAAATTTAGGTAGTAATACTATCACATTATCCCAAAATGCTAACTTATCCCAAATTGGAGATACTTTAGGTTTTAGTACCCCACCAGGAACTTATTTATTTCAATCATGTAGCTTTACAGATCCTAATAATCTTTTAACTGTAAATGATATTAGTGGTAGTAATTTAAATAAAGATTATGCTGTTTTAGCTGCGGCTGAAAGAAATGGTAATTTAATAGTTGGTAGATTTCATTTATATCTTATAGAAGAAGTAGTTCAAAGAGATATTTCAAATTCAACTATTTCATTTTTTGTTAAATGGGGTGAACCTGAAACAGAAATAGCATCAGGTGATGTAATAAGATTAAATGAAGTAAATAATGTTATAGTAGATTTAACTGATGTAAGTAATTTAGCTCCTGAATTTTCAAGAGAAACTCCTTATTTAGAAAATTTACCTATAGGAAGTGAATTTGCGGCTTGGAATATAGCTTTAAATAATTATTTATATCAATTTCAAAATTTTTTAACTTTAAATAATAATGTAGATAATTATTTAATTACAGCTACAGGAACAAATGCTTTAAATGGAGAATCTTCATTAAGATATGATGGTACAGGTTTAATAATAGGGGCAACAGGTTCAGCACAAGCCTTATTACAAATTTCAGGAAGTAGTGATCTACTTTTAATAAAAAATGGATCAAATAATGGTGTAAAAATTAACAATGAAGGTGTATTTCAATTTTTATCGCAATCTTCTATTCCTACCTCAATAGGTGGGGGAATTTATTATAATGGAAGTGATTTCTTTGTAGGAATAGATTAACTTAAAATATTTATAAATAATCAAAATAATTAAACAAACCCCATAAAATGTCAGAATGGAAAAAACTCGTTGTATCAGGTAGTGATATTTCACAATTAAATAATGACTCTAATTATTTAGTAGCTGGTACTCAAGCAAATGGATATGCAACTGCATCTGTTGGGGGAACTCAATTAATAGCAACTTCAATTTCCTCTAGTTTAGCTTTTGCTTCTTCATCAGGGCAAGGAGTAACATTAGCTGGATCTTCCCCAGGGGGTATAAATACAATAACTGTAGGTTTATCAGCTATACCAAATACTAGCTTAGCTAATAGTTCAGTAACAGTAGGTTCAACTAATATTGCATTAGGAGCTACAGCTACTACTTTAGCCGGTCTTACATCTGTTACTGCTACAAATTTTACAGGTACAGCTTCATTTGCTACTAATGCTGATCAATTAGATGGATTACATGCTACAGCATTTGTATTAAATTCTCAAACATCTTCAATGTCTGTGTTAACAGCATCTTATGCTAATAATGCAACAAATGCTGCAACAGCATCTAATATTACACCAGCAATAAATGGTAATACAGCTGATAGAGTATTAACTGCAGATGGTGATGGAACTCTTACAGGAGAAGCTAATTTAACATTTAATGGTACAACTTTAGTATTAAATGGTAATCAAACTATATCAGGAGATTTAACAGTTAATGGTACTACAACTACAATTAACACTACAAACTTAAATATAGCTGATAAATTTATCTTATTATCTTCTGGTTCAACTTCAGCTAATGATGGTGGTATCATTATTCAAAGTTCTACTACTGGAACAGGATTTGCTTTCTTATATGACTCAGCTCAAGCTAGATGGGGTTACACAGGTTCATTAGCAGGAACAGCTACATCAGCTGTACCAGATGCTTTTGCAGCTATGGTATTAGATTTAGCTAATGGAAGTACAGATATAGCAGCTTACCAGAAAAATGGTAACATTAAAATTGATTCAGGAGATATCTTTATCTACGCATAATCAAATTAATTAAAAAAGTTATAATGGGGTTAATAGAAAAAATTTTAGATAAGGAGAATCAGTCAATTATGGCTGATTCTTCTAATTTAGTTGAATTAAATAAAAGGGAAACAGAATTCCTTTTACAGACAATTAAAAATTCTCAATTCAAAGGTGAGGATATAGAAGTATTATATAATTTAGTATTAAAAATACAAAAATTATATATGTTTCATAATACTAACAAATAAAAGTTTTAAAACATGAATGTATTCTCAATCGAAAATCTTCAAATAGAAGAAATCCAACTATTACGTCAATCTTTAAATGTAATTCAAATTACAGGAGCATCTGCTCAGTTTGTAGCTAGTCTACAAAATAAACTTGAACATGAAATTCAACAAATTGAGGCTATACTTTTAGAAGAATCTACAAAATCTTCTAAATCAAAATAGCCTTGTTCATATTTATAATTATATTATAGGCCCGAAAGGGAAGTGGGCTAGACATCATCTAGTAACCAACCTAATAAAATAAATATGCCAAACTGGAAAAAAGTAATTACCAGCGGATCGGACGCTGTACTAAACTCTCTGGAAGTAACAAGTGCTGTTACTGCTTCATTGTTAAAATTAACAGGAGGAGTAGGAGATGAAGGGACTTTTGCTTGGAATTCCCAAGATAATACCGTAGATTTAAGATTAAACGATACTACCCTACAATTAGGGCAAGAACTCCACTACCATGTTATAAACCAAACAGGAACAACCATTAATAATGGTGAGGTAGTATATGTATCAGGAGTATCCTCAGATAAACTATCAATAGCTCCTTATAACGCCTCTTTAGGAGTATCCCCTGAATTGGTGTTAGGTGTAGCTACAGAAACCATACTAGATACCGAGAAAGGATTCGTAACCAAATATGGAACTGTACGAGACATAGACACTTCAGCCTTTACTGTAGGTACTGTACTTTACGCTAGTACTGGATCCTCAGGATATACCGACATACCACCCCTCCCACCAGACCATGACATATTCTTAGGGTTTGTAACAGCACAATCAGCAACCGAAGGTAGTATTTTGATGAATATAAATCATGTAAATGATGCAAGCGAAATACAAACTAATTTATCAGGATCTAACCTCATATCAACAAACGTACAGGCCGCCTTACTTGAATTAGATGCAGTTAAAGCTAACATCAGTGATCTATCATCAAATATAGTACTGTACCCAACCACAGGCTCTTCAGCAATAGCAGGGTACCTACAAATGGTAACCAGTAAAGATGACATAAGGTACAACACAACACCTCAAGATGTAAGTACCGGGGCAATATCAGGATCTAATCAACTAATTGCAGAATTAACCACAGACCCTAACATATTTGTAGGTAATCCAGGAACTATTAACCTAACAACAGTAGGTAATATCCGAAAAACATTAGGATCAGGTACAGCCTCATTTTATTTTGAATTATACCAAAGACTCAGTAATGGGACGGAAGTACTAATCTCCACAAGTAACAATACTCTAGAGGTAACCCCCACATTGTATACACAATTCGATGCTTCCGCTCTACTAGATAATGGAACATGGTTAGATACAGATAGAATAGTTATAAAATATTACGCTACTAGGATACCGGGAGCATCTAACCCAACCTATGAATTACAATTTGGAGGAGATTCCCCTGTTAGAACACTCCTCCCTGTACCTATCTCCGTAATACCTTCAGATGACGCTAGTGATACATTAGTAGATACATCAACGTTCAACAACATACTTGACGGGAATGACAGTAACGTACAAGCTGCCTTAGAGACACTTGACGACCACTCCCATACTCTACAGGATATTACTGATACAGGTAATATTACAACAAATAGAGTTATCACAGGGGATTTAACAGTGGATACAGATACAATACATACAAATGCAGGTAATGTAGGTATAGGAACAACAACCGAAACTGGTGGTACAGGAGCACTCAACCCTAATTTAACTATGAGATTAGGAACAACACAAAATATTACCGGATACCCCTCCTTTCAATTAAGAGGATGGACTGGTAACATAGATAGTATAGCAGGTGCAATAGAATTCATAGATGATAGAATTTCAGATAATAATGTTATAGCAAACATAATAGCTAGCCGAGATACTAGTACAATAGGTAAAGGAAACTTAAGATTTTCTACAGCAGACAGCACAGGCAATGTGGCTGAAAAGATGAGAATTAGTTCCACAGGTAATGTAGGTATAGGAACAACTACACCATCTTATAAATTATCTGTTGTAGGTAAAATATCATTAAATGATGGTGGTGGTTCGGTATTTGTAGGTGAAGGTGCAGGTTTAAATGATGATGCAACCGATAATAGAAATGTAGGAATAGGTTTTCAATCACTTTATTCAAATACAACAGGAAATCGAAATACGGCAAACGGTTACGCATCACTTTCCTCAAATACCACAGGATTTCGAAATACTGCGACTGGTTACCAATCACTTTATTTTAATACAACAGGGTATTATAATACGGCAACCGGTTATCAATCACTTTATTATAATACAACAGGAGTTAATAATACAGCAAACGGTTGGGGATCACTTTTTTTAAATACAACAGGAGTTAGTAACACAGCAAACGGTTATCAATCACTTTATAACAATACGACAGGAGCTAATAATATAGCAATAGGTAGAGAAGCAGGAAGATATGCAGGTATAACAACAGCAAATGAAACAGGTAATAATTCTGTTTTTCTAGGTTATCTAACCAAAGCAAATGCCAACGGACAAACCAACCAAATAGTAATAGGATCTGAAGCAACAGGAATAG